CTCCGAAGCGTAAGGTTGTTGTGGATGATCGTGAGGCTACGGGGTTGTCGAATGTTGAGTTGGCTGATGAGTTGGAGGCACAAGTGTTGCATTTGAGGGTGGTTGAGGATGCTTAGGCCGGGTGGTGCTGTGGGTGTGAGGCGTCCTGATCGGTCTGTGGCGATGGAACGTCCGTTGCGGGATGCTTCGACGGATATGCGCTTGTTGGAGCGCGCTGCTGAACTGGCGGAGGAACTGGAGTCGATTGTTGGCCGAATGCCGGAGGGTTCGTTTACTCAGGATCCGGGGATGCGTGCCGGTGACGAGTTCTCTGACGTGACTTCTGCGGGGTATCGGGAGCAGGCGAAGCGTGTCGCTGAGCGTGGCGGCGCTAAAGAGTATGCTACTTCTGTGGAGGAGGAGGAGGCTGAGGCTGAGGCTGATACGTTGCGGAACAGGGTTGGTATGGCTTTGGCGGCAATGATGGGGATGGGGACTGCCGCTGCTGCGGGAGGAGTATCGACCACGTTGCGTAATGCGGGGATGGCACCTTCGGCGCGTAATGTCCTTGGAGGTTTGACAAACCGGGCGGGGGCTGGAGCGCCCTTCAGGTCGGCCTTGCACTCTGGGCGTGGGCCGGGGCATCAGGCTGGTGTAGCGAGAAATGCTGGTAATCGGGCCGGTATCCAAAGTCCAATGCAGCCACAGGCGGCTCAGCCTGCGGTACGCAACTTTGGTCCTCCCCCCGGTCCCGCTGGATCCCCCTACAGAATGCCCGGGAGCCAATCGGGAATGCCCCCGGGGTCGTCGTACACTGGAACAACCATGGTGGATCCCGTCAGCCCAGCGATCCTACTAGAGTTGTTGCGGCGCCGACGTTGAATCTTGACCGTAAGTGGCGGCGTGCTATGCGGCTTGCGAGGGGTGCTAATCGTCGCCGCCGGGAGCGTGAGTCGTTTTACCGGTATGGTGTGATTCCTGATTGGTGGACGCGGTAGTATGGCTGATCCGGGTGTGGAGGAGAAGTATGATCCGTTTCACGATGAGGAACCTTTGGAATGCGGTTTGGAAGACCCCGAAGTGTGCGAGTCATGTCAGTAAAGGACTGGTGGGCTTGTCTGCTGTTGACGGCAATGTTCGCGTTTATAGCCTTTACGGTTTGGGGTTTGGGTCGGACGTTACAGTCGTTGTTCGATTAGATGGGACGGTTGACTGAACTTCAGCAGGAAGCCGAATGGCGGCATTGCTGCGAGAGCGAAACCTATTTTCTGGAAAACTATTGGAGCATCGCCCACCCCGCACACGGACGGATCCTGTTCAACCTGCGTGGCGCCCAATCATCAGCGTTGCAGCATTGGGACGACAACCGTTATTCTCTGACCCTGAAGGCCCGCCAGATCGGGTGGACGACTCTTGTAGCAGCACACCAGTTTTGGATGGCGTTCTTCAAGCCGGATCAGAACATTATTGACCTCAGCAGGACGGAACGTGAATCTGTGCTGCTGTTGCGCAAGTCGAAGTACGGTTTTCAGCATTTACCGGATTGGATGTTGGCGCGTGGACCGGATTCTGTGGTGGAACATCAACAGAAAATGGCTTTCGATAACGGTAGCATGATTACGTCGATGCCTTCAGCATCGGATCCTGCCCGTGGCGAGTCAGCATCGTTAGTTGTAGTCGATGAGTGGGCGTTCTTACCGAACCCTGAGGAAGCATGGGCATCCATTGAACCAGTGGCAGATGTCGGAGGCCGAATCATTGGTCTTAGTACGGCGAATGGAAGCGGAAACTTTTTCCACGAACTTTGGGTGGGGTCTTCCACGGGCACAAACCGTTTCGCCCCCATGTTTTTTCCGTGGTCTGCGACGGAGGATCGGGACGAGTCGTGGTATCAGTCGAAGAAAGAGTCAATGTTGCCTTGGCAGTTGGCTCAGGAGTATCCGACGACGCCTGAAGAGGCGTTTATCAAGTCTGGTAACCCGGTGTTCGACTTGGATGTGTTGGAAGCGATGAATAGGACGGTTGAACCGGGTCAGATGGGTTTCCTGTGGGAACCGCACCCCCGAACAGTGGAGTTCCGTAAAGATGCTCACAGTTTGGCGTGAACCGAAACCTCATCAACCGTACTGTATCGGGGTTGATACGGCGGAGGGGCTGATACACGGAGACTATTCGTGTATTCAAGTGTTGGATGTGCGTACCGGGGAGCAGGTTGCGGTCTGGCATGGGCATATTCCGCCGGATACGTTGGCTAACGAAGTATTCATGCTGGCATTGTGGTACAATAGTGCTTTAACGTGTGTGGAGTCAAATAATCATGGGTTGACGACGATTGTGCAGTTGCGGCACTTGGGGCACCCGAATCTGTTCCGCAAACGCAGTCTGAATCAGGCCACGACCCGGATATCGTTGGAGTTTGGTTGGAAGACGACTCGTACGACGAAACCGCTGCTGATAGACGATTTGGGGATGGCGCTGCGGTCTGACGAGTTGATTATCCACGACAGGTTCACTTTGGCCGAGTTGAGGACGTATACGCGCAATGAGCGGGGATCTATGAGCGGTTCTCCGCATGATGACCGTGTTATGGCGTTGGCGTTGGCGAATGAGATGCGCCAGTACGCTTTCATGCCGGAGTTCGTGCAAAAAGTGGACGATTACTGGACAATCGACTGGTGGGCGCGGCTTGCCGGGAAGACGGACGATAACGTCGATCCCTTCGTTATAGGCGCACATAACGTCCGTGGGACAGTCTGAACTATGCAATAGAGACTATTTGGAGGTTTTATGCCAGCATCAGGTAACTTCGTTTCGCACACCAACGGTACACGTACCATTGATGGCGCAACAGGTAAGAACAACAGGATGGAACGCGGCGGTTCTGTGGTGTCGAACCCGATTTGGGAACCGGCAGCACCGAACTCACCGAAGCAGCGGTTTAGCGACCCGAAGTACGCCAACCAGACCGGTGGTTACGGTGAGGTTACGGTACGACAGACTCCCCTCAACCAGCATGGGGTTACGGGCGAGGTTGAGCCGTCGAAGCCACAGCCGGACCTGAAGGGCCATAACGCTGCACCGCACACTAAGCGCCCTTAACTGTGGCGATCCTCCCCCGGGAGGCGTCCTACCGTGAGTTCCGCGACTATGTTGTGGACTTGCGGGGGGCGCTGACCTGCGCCGAGTTGGATGAGTTGTGGGCATGGCATCAGAAACTGCATGGCATCAAGTTCGTAACTGGAGTGGGTTACCGCTCCATGTTGCCCCCCGACGAGCAGCATCTGAGTCGGGAAGAACGCGGTCAGAAAACGATGCAGGAAGCACAGGCAAACGGGCGCAACATCGAAAGACTACCAGATAAGGTATATTTCTGATGGCGCGGAAAAGCAGATCCGACCAGTTTGAGAGCACTAAACGCCGGTTAGATGCCTGCGCGCGGTGGCGTGACGAGATGGGCTATGACAGCCTGTGGCGGCGCATGACTGACCTGTATCGGGGCAGGCATTGGCCGCGAGGGGCCAGCAGCAGCGAAGACATGATTACCGTTAATCTGGCTTTCAGCACGATTAACGTCATCGCCCCGTCTGTGTCGGTGAATCATCCCAAGATTGTGGTGATACCGAACTCGCAGGAGAATGAGGACCGTTCAGCCTTTGTTGAGGCTGTAGTGAATCATCTGTGGCGGCATCACGACTTCCGCAAGCCGTTTCGGCGTGCTGTAAAGGATTTTTTGATCTTCGGCCACAGTTGGGTCAAGGTTGGTTGGAAGTTTTTGGAGCAGGAACGCTCGCTGGGTGAGGGAGAGCGTGACGAAATGCTGGAAGAGGCCTTGATGGAGGCCGACGCTTTCGCTGCCGAGGATCCGATATTGGCTGGGGGGTTGCCAACGGATGACGAAATGGCGGCCAATATCCCGCAGACGACAATGATGGTGGTGGAAGACCAGCCGTTCGTGGAGCGTATTTCACCGTTCGACATTTTTGTTGACCCGGAGGCGACCTGCCTTGAGGACGCCAAGTGGATTGCGCAGCGTATCGTTCGACCGTTGGAGGAGGCGCAGGCCGATAAGCGTTACAAGGCGTCGGTGCGTAAGAATCTTTCCGCCGATTCGTTGCTGTACCCGATGTATGCGGTTACTTCCCGGCAGCAGCAGGAAGAGTACCTTGACACCGAGGAACGGTGTGTGGTCTACGAATACTACGATATCTTGGAGAACACGTTGAGCGTGTTGCCTCAGTCGGGGGATCAGTTCCTGATCGACCCGATTGTGATGCCGTATGCGTACGGTCAACCGTTTGTGATGATGCGCAACTATGACGTGCCTGACTTCTTCTACCCCATGGGGGATTTGGAGGCTTTGGAGTCTCTACAACTGGAGTTGGACAAGACGCGTTCTCAGATGATGAATGCCCGGAAGCGTTACGCCCGCAAATACTTGTATCACGAGCGGTCGTTTGGGCCGGAGGGCCGTGAGGCTCTGGAATCGGATCAGGATGGCCGGTTGGTGCCGGTGGTGGATGAGAACAAGCCGTTGATTGAAACGGTTGTTCCTATGCCGCAGACACCGTTGTCGCCGGAAATCTACAACATGTCGGAGATCGTTGAGGGGGACATCAACACGGTTTCGGGCGTGTCGGAGTATGCGCGTGGTCAAATGCCGGAGATTCGTCGCACAGCGACGGAAGCGAGCATTATTGCTGATGCGGGTAACGCTAGGGCTGCCGACAAGTTGGCGACTGTAGAGTTGGCTATCGCTCAGATTGGTCGCCGGGTGATCCAGTTGATGCAGCAGTTTATGACCGGGGAGCAGATGGCTCAGGTCGCTGACAAGGGTGGCAGCCTGTTTGTGCCGTATGGCCGGGATGACATTGTGGGCGAATACGATTTCTCTGTTGAGGCGGGTTCAACCCAACCGATGAACGACACGATCCGCAAGCAGCAGGCTGTGTCACTGTTGAACGCTATGGCCCCATTGG